TGGGTGTGTTCGCTGGGTCTGAAAAATTCGCCAAAAAACCACTCATATCCCCTTTACCTATTAAATTTAATTGTTCAGTTGTCAATAATTCCATACTTTCCCCAAGTTGTTGTGATAAACTGGCCGCCAACATCCCTTCTGTATCACCACCACCTTCCCTAACCATCTTTCTTATTCCTGTATCGATGGTAGCTAAGTATTGGTTTGTTTTTTCTGCAACTGTAAGTTGTTGTGCATAAACTTGACTATCAGTCATACCGACTACTTTTAACTCATCTATTTGTTCCGCGGTTAATGAGTCTATATCTACCATTTTATCTAAACTAGGTATTTTAACTTGCATTTCACCACCTTCACCCATTTGAGACATACCAGCTATTAATTCTTTGTCGGATTCCGTTACATTATCTAAAAATTTCATTTCAGAGAATGCCTCTGCTCTTCTCGCTGATTTAACAGCTGTGTCAGCTAGGTCTTGGTATGAAGTCCCCATAGCTTCTGCCATATCTTTTAACTGTCGTCTTTGTTCTGGTGATATTACAAATTTACCCTTATCTTCGTCAAAAGTTACCGCGGCAGCGGCGGTATCGATTATAGCTTCCTGTAGACCCTCTAAGTCGTTAGTAGCCATATACATTAATTTAAATGGGTCTTGTAAATCACCTACAGCACCACCAATTACCTGCATTCTAGCAGCAAAATCAATTGCCCCTTCTGGGTCTAAAAATTTATCAGCTAACGAAGTAACCGTACTCATTTCTAAACCTAATGTTTGACTTCTAGCTACCATTCTAGCTAAACCTTCTACACCACGGTCAAATCCATAAGTGTTAACTAATTTAAGTTGTGATGTTACGTTACCTAAGAATTTTTCCATAACGACACCAAACCCCCTACCGGTATCGAGAATTTCACTCATAGCGTTATTTGATTCATCCACACCACCAATCGCTTTATCTAAACTAAAACCTATATCGTCAAATCCTTTAGCGAAGGATGAAGCGTCAAACCCCTCTAATGTTTTGGTTAGTAGTGATGCTCTTTCTGTTACTTCTGGTGATATTCTTAATTTTCTACCAACCTCTAAAGTTATTTCTTTAAAAGTATTAAATAAATCATTTACTGTTATCCCAAACCTAGACGCTGATTCACCAGCTTCATTTAACTCGTTTATGGTGTCAAATAACTGTGCATTAGACATTCCAATACTTTTAGATATGTCGACCCTTAGAGTGTCTTCTAAAGCTAACATATCCAATATAACACCCATGTTATCTGTTATACTACTGGTACCCGCGGCAATGCCTGTAATAGCTGTTTGAAATTTTTCTAGGTCTGAAAAACTAAGTGCTTCTTTTGGTGTTCTTTTTTGAGCTAACTCTTCTGGTACTTTACCAAAGCTTGTTGCTTTCTCTCCAGTCTCCGTTTGGGGTTTGTACCCTACTGGTTCCCATTTACCATTCTTAGTGTAAGTCATTCTTACACCATTGTTGTTTTTTTCATCACCTACTTCTGGCATAATATTAATCTATTTCTATATAAATAGTTAATTATCTGTTTTTACTTTTGTTTTGTGCTTGTTCAATAGCTTGATTTTTCTTTTCAAACTCTTCAATCAGTTTACCGATGTAGAATCTTCTTTCAAAAGTAGGCATTTGTAATAAGTCTGTGTAAGGTATATGTAGGTGTCTCATTAAGAAGTAAAACTCTGACAACAGGGCATTCCTATAGCCCGTAGAAAGGACGAAAAAACTCAACACCCAATGAAACTGATACTTTCATTTCTTCTCCTGACGGTGTTGTTGTTGTAACATTTAAATCCAATGCTGGGGTATTATTTTTAACCATTTTCCTAATGTCTTGTGCATCTTTAATAGGCATAGTTTGTATAAACTGGGCAATAGTCATCCTATCTCTTGTACCATCTACTTCAACCAACATCTTTTCAAGCTGTTTTGTCATAAATGGGTTTACTGGGTCATTTTTGTGAGTTTCATCAATTTTTCTTAATTCGTCTTGGTCTTCTGGTGTTAAAAATTTTAGTTTTGCCTTCTTTCTGGATTTTTCCAAATAGAAGTCAAATTCATTTTTATCATCTAGATTTACGTTAACGTCCTTTGTTTTTAGAATTGATAGGTCTAAAGTTGTTTCAAATTGGTCTCCTGTCTTTGGGTCTATTAACTGAACGGTGTAGTCAGTCCCAAATGCTGTATTACGTAAAAAAACTAAAATAGCTTGTTTATCACATTCTGGCATATCCTTAATTTGGATATCCTTATCTAAAACTTTTTTAAGTATCAGTTGGTTCACTAGGTCTCCACTACCTTGTAGTGACTGAGAAGCTAACAGATTTTCATCCGAAGCGTTAAGGTAGGTTACTTTTAAAGTCTTTTTTCTATTTTTGTAGAAAATACCTTCAGAAGGTAGTGTTACTACATCGTAAGGTAAAATGGTTTCTACATCTGGTCTTAAATTATCTTCTATCATAAATTATATTTTATATAGCTTAATTATATAGCTTAACTGTATAGCTTAATTATATAGCTTTTATTATATTAGTAAAGATTGCTATATTATATTATATACAAAGCATGAGTATTTCTAATAATTAAGTCAAGGGTTTAAGCAAAAAAAAAGCCCGTTAGGACTTTTTTAAGTTTATTTAAATCTTGGTTAGTAAACTAGTATACATCTATCTGGTCTTAATGTTGCCGATATTGTAGCTAAGCCATCATCACTATACCCTAAACTATCGAAGTTTACATCAGTTAAGAAACACCCTTGCATTATCCACTTTTCCACCACAACCCCGGTTGGGTCTAACATTTCTAAGTCAATATTTTTCTTATATCCAGCAGCATACCCCATTCTACCAGTTACGGATTCGGCATGTAATCTAACCCACTCCATTAATGCTTGAGCGGCAGATGGCCCGATTGGGTCTCTAAATGTAACATTTATTGTATTCCATACAAACCTACCAGCTACATAAGTAGATGTGTTAAGGAAAGGTACCTCAACAGAGTTAATTGTTACTTGTGGTCTTGAAGTGCTTTCTACATACCATTCATTGATTCCTAAAGAAGAATCGAACCTCAGAATAAATCTATTCTTTTTCTTTGGTTCGTACGGTATGGGCATTTTCATTAATAAGTCAGCCATATCTTTTAATTTTAATTTTTACTTTTACTTTTTTATTATACCTATAAATATATCGGTAATGAAAAAAACGTCCTAATTTAACTGTTTTAGTATTATTTTATTCATACCCCCTTCTGAAGTGTCGTATACTACGAACTCAACATCAGGAAATTCTACCTGTAGTACCTCTTTTATAAAGGGTACAATAGCGTTTATATTACCTAAATCATCATCACTAAACCCTACGGATAGTTTGTTATATTTTGTATTAACCATCTCTGAAGTCTTAGCTACTATTTTGGTAACGTAATCTCTTAATGCTATTTTTTTATTTTCTTCTGGGTTTGACGCTGAACCCCCTTCCAAACCAAACTTGTCAGTAAACTCTCTTGAGGTCACTGGGTGGTACTCATGTGAGTCCAGGTAGGACTTTAATGTTAGTTCCGGGGTGTTACCATCTAATTCTGGTATTTGTTGTTGTATGTTATCAATCATACTAGATAACTCATCTTCTGTGAAGGTATATGAAATAACTAAATCCATACCCTTTCTTAGTGTTTCTGGTTTGTGACCCCTAGCTGTTATTATTGATATGGGGTTACCATAAATTAAAGCTTCCTTAAATTTATCAAACGAGGGAGCGTAGGAACCATCAGATAACGCCTTTTCTAAATCTTCGATAAAACTATCGTCATTTATAAAGTTACTAAAAGCCTCATCATCTAATTTATAATTTTTATTATCTCGTATAGTAGCGAATTCGTCAGTACCAACATCAAACTTCTCCCACTCACCACCATTATCTCTTAACATTTTAATTGTGGTGGGCATATTAATTATGTTGTCATCCCAATCAAAGGAGTAAGCACGTAAGTTTGTGGTGTCAGTCTGTTGCTCTTTTAACAACTTGTGGACCCCAACTAATTGTTTTTCTGTTACTATAATGTTTTTTCCCATATAATATAAATACCAATTAATTTTGTTTATTCACTAATTTTGTTTATCTTTGTATTATGAAAAACATTATAAACCTTTTATTAGTTATATTTTTAGTTTCTTGTGATAAAGAACCACTATATATTCCATGTACTGAAACATACCCAACAACACAAAACCCTATAGATTATGTTGAGGAAAACTTTATAGATGGATGTTGGTTACTGGAGGGTGGTGTAATGTATATGGAAAATTTAGAGACTTATGAGTTAACTGAATTACAACATTTTAACGTTAGTGATACTAGTAGTTTACGTTATGGGGGTAACATGTACGATTTTGAAAGTATTGTTAGAAACTCTACCAGTTGGTGTTTTTCCTTACCTACTAATATTCCTGGGTTGGGTAGTTTTATATTAAATAATGATAGTTTATCACCTTATGGACTTTCAGTAACCAATAACAACCTAACTGTTACGGAACCGTTGATTGGTTCTTATCTACTGTTAGGTGGGTCCGCAAGACCTATTATGTACGATATTGTAGACCTAGAAAATAAAATTATTGTGGTTAAAATCCAAGAAACGTACGAAAATATAGATGGTTACAACTACAGGTACCACTCAAAACTTAAATTTAAAAAATACTAAAATGAAAAAATTACTACTACTAATACTATTACTACCAACACTAGCCTGTTCACAAACTATAAGTTTAAAAGATACCACTATGAATTTATTGGTGTCTATATCTGATTATGGTGGGTATTTTATATCGGACTACAACAAAAACATTGAGTTTAAAAGTTTCTCAAATACCAATAACTTAGTATCTATCGACACTTTAGACCATAGTGTTACTGTTGAGAGGTACTCTAAAAAAAATAATGATTATATTAAATGGGATTTATCTATAACTGGGGTTAATCGGTTGGATGGGTATGGGTGTACCTATAACCTTATTGACTATTATAGTGGTACTAAAGGGTTTTTATATGTACAGGAATCGGGCATTGTTATTTTTGTAAATGAAAGTAATGTAGAAAATGGTGTATATGTTGGCTTTATGGGGTTTTTAAACTAACAAAGGTCCTTGTAAGGACCTAGGTTAAAATAATATCTTATTTTTATTTTATCTACAATTCCAAGCTTTGTAATGTTTACCTCCCATACCACCCTGCATTTCTTTTGTGAAAGCACTTCTACCAAGTTTGAATATCCAACCAAACAAAAATCTACCAATCTTACATAATGGACCAGCTCCCATAGAATTAAATTTTTGTCTAATAGCTTCTTCATCCATATCTTTAAATTCTTTATGTTGTTTGTAGACGTCTTGAATGTTTTTATCTAAGTCGTTCCATTCTCCAGACCAATCCTCTTGGTTACTAGAAACCTCATCAACATCTATATTAGAATCGTCCATATTTTCTTCTAGTTGGGTTTCCTCAGTTGTCAATGTATCGTCAAAGTCAAATTGTTCCTTAATAGCCTTTAAACCCACTATCTCACGATATCTATTTAATTCATTTAAAATTTCTTTACTCATTTCTAAATTTTTTCGATTGGTGATATGATTTGTTTCATCTTTTTAATATCTTCTTGGATTAGTTTTTCTTTTAACTTTTTAGATTCTTCTATATTCTCTGAGTCATGTATGTGGTCATAATGCATATCGTCTTCTAAATCTTCTATGTGTTCTTCATCATCACCATCATGTTTTAAATCATAAAGTTCTTTATCGTCGTGACCTTCGTCTTTACCATAATTCATAGCTTCATCATGGCCAGAATCTTCTTTAACTTCTTTGGCGGCTTTTTTCATAGACTCTTTCTTATCCCCGTCCTTATCTAGGTCTAAAAAATCAGGTTTCGATTCTTCTTCCACCTCAGTTTCGTCTAACTTTATTTCTTGCCACTGTTCCTGTATAACGTTTAAGATTCTATCTAGTTGTTCTTCACTGATAATAATGTTTTGTTTTTTACCATCAGTAAATGTTTTACCACCTTTAGAAACTTTATTTAACGTCTCAGCTAATAATTTTTTTGTAAATTTCATATCACTTTTTATTATAAATACTATATATCCTCAAAAGAAGCTCCCGTAGGGGTTATTAAGAACTCAACAAAGATATATTCTAGAGCTCTTGTAGGTTTAATGTAGATTTTACCATTCATTTCATTTCTATCTATTTCTTCTGGGTCGTTAGAAAGAACAACTCTAAAATCAGTTAACCCTCTATCTCTTCTAATAGAGTCTAATATTGGATTTACTAGGTCTAGGAATTGTTGTCTTACCACATCGTCATTTTGTTCGAAGATTAACCTAACCGCTACAGCTGAAATTAATTTTCTAGTTTGTAGTAATAACCTTCTTACATTTATTCTATCTAAAGCAGACTCTCTAACTTGTAAAGTTTTATTACCCCAAATAATTGGTCCTGTATCACTAAATGTTGCGATTGGGTTAAGTCTACCAACATATAATGTATCTCTTTCGTCTAATGTAAGTTTCTTTCTTGC